CGCAAACATTGTTGCTGGTCAGCTTGTTTCTGGTCCTGGTATCACCGCTGGAACTGTTGTTTCTTCGATTAGCACAACTTCGCTAGTCCTAAGTGCACCTTTCACCATCGCTGACAAGGCTGTCCTTACATTTTGGGCACTATCAACTCCTAACGTATCAGTTGATCTTGCTTGGGGTAACTTCCCAATGCAGCCAAACGATGACCGCCTAACTACACCTGCTTACAACGTGGGTGGTGCTGGAACTCAGGCTGTAACTATCTCAGCTGCATCGAAGCCAAGCACAGGTACAATCCAGTTCACAACTAGCGCAGCACACGGACTTACCGTAGGCAGTATCATCAGTACAGGTACTTATGTATCTGGTGGTTCAACCGTTTATTCAGCAACTACTACTTTTAGCTCAGCTGCAAAAGATTCAACGCTACTTACTCAGGAAGTTACTACTTCAGGAACTCACTACATTTCCCCTGGAACAAGCGTAATTGTATCATCAGCAACTCCTGCTGCATACAGCACCACCCCTAACGGTAACTATGTTGTACTAGGTGCATCAAGCAAGACTAAGTTCACTATTAGCACCAACACTGTAACCCTTACTACTAACAACATTGGTTCTAAGGATGCTACAACAGCTTCATCAGCCGTGCTAACAGCCGCAACCCTTACCTACTACCCATTTGACGTTAAGGAAGCTCGCATTATTGCTGTGCCTTCTACAACCACATTTGTTGTTGCAAGCACATCTGGTTGGAGCGGTGACTCAACTGACTCGGGTATCGGTGCTCAGTCAAGCCTTACTGGTACGTTGGCTCTCGTTGCTGACGCAAACTGGGCTGTTACCACAAAGAAGCAGAGCGACCGACTAAACACAGGTTCGCTAACCAGCACGCTTAACGGTCTAAGCTACACCACAGGTACAACTGACACAATCGCAACTTCGGCTTACTACACTTACCCTAACGTAATTCCAGGTAAGTTTGCTGTTACGAATGCCACAGTTTGTGCTGATGGTGCTGGTACTCCAAACCTATACATTTGGTACTCGGCTTACAACAACCTCACTACCGCAAATACAGTTACAGTCACAGGCATGAGCAACCCAGCGTTTAACGTTGTTGGTGCTACCATTCTTGCTGCTAACGTAAACGGCTTCTTGATTGCTAACCCTAGCACTACAGGTACGGTATCTGGCGCAACTAGCGCTTCTACTACTGTCACACTGGGTACTGCTAACGGTGCTATCAAGGTTGGTATGACCGTAACTGGTTCAAACGTTTCTGGTACAGCTACAGTAGTTGCTGTTCTTGGTACAGTTGTAACCCTAAGCTCGGCTCAGTCACTGTCAAACTCTGACACGCTAACTTTCCGAATCGCTAGCGGTACTAACTTGGCTTCAAACGGCGTTGCTTCTGCAGCTAACTTTGGTGTAGGTAGCGTAATCGTAACTGCTGTTGCTGTTGATTCAACTACTAATACAACCTACAAGTACACAGCTCAGAACAACTTTGTTGTCGGAGACAGCGTAACTATAACTGGTTTGACCAACGGAACATTTAACGTAAGCGCACAGTCGGTTGCCTCAGCAAACGCTACTAGCTTTACCTTGACTGGTCAGTCTGCATCTACTGCGGGCCTAACTATCACTGGTCAGATTGGTAAGGCTGAGTACGCTGCTGCTTCCTCAAACGTTGACGGCGGTTTTGTATCAGGAACTTACTACCCGCAGGTTCCAAGCATCATTGGTCAAACTGCCACAGTTGCTGCAGATACTTTTAAAGACCGCGGTCTAACTGGTCTGATCCCTGCTGCTGCTAACACTGGTGCAGTTCCTACAACTACCCCTGTAGGTAGCGGTTCAACTGTGTCAAAGGCTATCCGTACCTCTGGTACAAACGCTGTGGTAGTAACCGCTGTTGAAGCTATCTCGGGTGTTGTAGCCTCTGGTTCGGGTAACAGTGTTACCCGAGGTTCAGGTACTGCAGTTACTAACGTGAAGGTCGGTCAGACAATTGCTTCGACAACCATCACACCAGCTCGTAACATCCTTACTGTTAACTACTCGACAGGTGCTATTACTTTCGATGGTGCCGCAGTTGGCACTGTTACTGGTGAAACCTTGACCATTACAGGTCATGGCTTTGTAACTGGTGACGCAGTAGTCGTAGCAAGCGTTGATTCTACTATCAATGGAGATGCAACAGTCATTCGTATTGATGCATCAAACTTCGTTCTACTAGGTTCTTCAACAACTGCGCTATCCGCCACAAGCGGTACAGTTACTGGTAAGACTGCATACGTGCACGCTCAGTCAGTTGCTGCTGGTACACAAAGCACAACTGCTTCAACAGCAGTTTCGTACAGCGTCTGGGGTTAATCCCTAACGTAGAAAAACCCCAGCTATTTAGCTGGGGTTTTTCTACTTAATAAGATAATAAACATAAAAAGGATTAAACTTTTATCATGGGTATTGAAAATGATGCAGCAAAAGCAGCCGCCGCAAGTACATCCGCGAGCACAGAAGCTGGAAAAGACGTATTTAAAGCTAAGTCTCTTCAGCAAATTTTGAATGGTAGCGGAAACGACTCTGGAGACACTCCCCGAGGTTCTGGAAGCATTTTTGGAGGCGCTAAGGGTACACGTCAGTTTGCTGGCAGACTAGAGGCTGGCTCAGCAGCATACGCCAGGGACTTGGGTTCTCACGCCGACTATCTAGAGCGCGTGTCTGCTATTAGAAGGGGCGAAGCTGAGTTTGGTCAGGGACTAACTGAGCGCGACCGCGTGCACAAGCACGTAATCGATCACAGAAGCAAAGACCTGGACAAAGAGCGTAATACTAAAAAACCTGCAACCAGGTCATCTAGTTCTAGCTCTAGTACTTCAGGTAAGAAGCCTACGGCTGCTGCTGTTGCTCGCCAGAGCAAGGCTGCTAGCTCTTACGTTACTTCATCTAAAACTAAGCTTAGCCCAGAGGCAAAAGAACAAAACGCTGCTGCTAGGTCATACGGCGGACGCGCTAAGAAGTAATGCCTAATCTTAAGGTAGACATTCGTCGTCACGGTCCCCTAGCACGTCGCTCTGGGGCCGTTACTTCTACTGATGTCTACGAACGCCTAGAACGTCCAACAGGTCGCTCTAGAGAGTTCCAGGACGCCCTTACACGGGCTTCTGGAGCCATTTCAGGGGTTCCTACGCATATGAAGGAACAAGGTAGATGGAACCCGTAAAACAGCAGCTGATGCCTGCTGCGGGCTCTAAGAAAAACTTGTTTAAACAAGTACTGGTAAACGATACGCGCTTTGGTGAACGTAAAATCAATTTGACTAAAAATGAAACACCAAAGACTTTTTCGTACGCCGATCCAGCCCCTGGCTGGTGGGGTACCCGATAACTTAGGAACCTGTGGACTCTTCACAACTTATTGCGCTAGTTTCGTCTATTTGTACTATTATTGCCTTAGCTGGGGCTGTAATAGGAAGATTAATGCAGGGACACACTACTAAGCTCGTTAATGAAATAGTTAAAGAGTACCTGTCAGAACTTAAGCCAAATAGCGGTTCTTCTCTTAAAGACAGCGTAAATTGCATACAGCAAGATTTAGTAGCGCTTAGGGTAGATGTAGCCACTCTTGAGGGCAAGTTTGATCAGCACATCAAAGAGAATATTTAATTAGTCTGCTATTATATAGTAATGCGAGTTACTAATAAAAAAGCTTTTCAAGCACACCCAACTCCAAACCGCGCTTACTACGCAGGCGACCCATTTGATAGAGAAGTCACAGCTGCGCCTAAATTAGCGTACGATGAATCAAACAGCAAGTTTGTTGATGACATGGAAGATCAACCAAAATTATTTAAATGCAAAATTTGTGAAAAAATTCTTTCTTACGATGAAACTCAAAAACATGATTGTGAAGAATAATGGCTAATAAACGTGAACCGATGCCCAGCTGGAATTCAATTAGAAATGAAACAGTTGGACCAGAGGGTAAAAAGGTTAAATATTGGCTAGATGTTTTGCTTAAGGAAGAAGACCCAGATTCCAGCGCTGAAGAGGGGACTGGATTTGAGGTAGATAATCCCTCATCATCAACAACAATGTTTACTACGACTTCTAGTAATCCAGCTAGACCTAGAACTATTCGTGCTGGGTATGACTTTAGTGAGCAAAAACTTGTAGTGGTTTTTAGGGATGGAACTTGGTATGAGTATCGTGGTGTCCCAGAATCTATGTGGTATGATTTTCAAATGGCTGATTCTAAGGGAACTTTTCTTAGAGAGTCAGGTTTGGACACTTGGCAAGATAAGGGTCCTGCAAACGTAAGCAGTATGTCAAAGGGCCAAAGAGCTCAAATGGCTAACTTAAAAGAATTTACAAATTATATGTACTCGGAGTCTAAGGAACAATAAATTGAAATCAGTTGGTTCACTATACGTTGACACTATTAAACTAAAGCACCCTATTAAGCCAGTGTTTGAATGGGGTTGGACGCAAGAAACTACTCACCCTTTTCGTAAAAGCAAAACTTGCTTGGTATTCTGGGTACCGCTCATACCTAGAGCAGTGGTATTTGGTGTTTGGGGAGAGCCTCAAAATGAAACCGCGGTATTTGACGCAATCAACATGCGAGAAATTAGCAAGTTCGGCGGTCTTCCTGTAGGAACTATGAGTAAGAATATAGGTGACTGGTACAGCGGAGAGGACAAGAATGTTTAAGTTTACTCGCAACCCTAAGTGGGATAAGCCTTTTTCTGAAAGAATTGCTAAGCGTGTTCGCCGCATCCCCACTAATGACCTCACAACTTGGGCGGATCAATCTATCTATGAAATTGGTCGCGTGCTTAGCATCTATGAGCGTAACCGTACCCCAGAAGCTAGCAAAGAACTGGCTACTGCTGCGGAAGCTTTGCATGCGGTTGCTCACGAGATAAATAGAAGAACCACTAATACTTTATAGGTATAAATATTTATTTATGTTACTATTGAAGAGCCAACCATCCTTCTCTCCCGTGTGGCACTTAGTAACCCTGAGTCATGTTGGCTCAGGGTTACTTTAATTTAAGGTGTATTAAATGAGTAATTTTGACGACTTTGAAGAACTAGACGGTCCTGATAGTCAGTTTGAGCCCGTAGACGAGGCATATGATGACGGCCTTGATGAGCTATCTCGTGAATTTGTAAATCAGCTTATTGATAAGATTATGATTTTTATGACAGCACTTGTGGGTCATGAATTACGTTCTTATCAAAAACCACTGGCACGCCGCATTATTGAATCTGTAGTTATTAATGAGGGTGAAGAGATTACCGCACTGGCATCTCGTCAGTCGGGTAAGTCAGAGACGGTGGCAGACACGGTTGCTGCGCTTATGGTCATCCTACCGCGCCTTGCCAAGATGTACCCTGATTTGTTGGGTAGGTTTAAGAACGGCCTATGGGTAGGATTGTTTGCTCCTGTTGAGGGTCAGGCAGAAACTCTATTCTCTCGTGTTATTACCCGACTTACTAGCGAACACGCTTTAGCTGTGCTTGAAGACCCAGAGATTGACGATGAGGCTAAGAAAGTTGCTGGTGTAACTAAACAAGTTAAGCTTCTTAACTCTGGCTCTAGCGTTATGATGATGACTGCTAACCCACGCGCAAAGATTGAGTCTAAGACTTTTCACCTTATTGTCATTGATGAGTGCCAGGAAGCCGATGACTTTATTGTGGCTAAATCTATTGGTCCTATGCTTGCATCTACCAACGGTACTATGGTCAAAACTGGTACCCCCACCACGCACAAAAATAATTTTTATCGCGCCATTCAGTTAAATAAGCGTCGCTCTACTGGTCGCGGTGGCAAGCAGAACCACTTTCAGTGGGATTGGCGTGACGTATCTAAAGCCAGTGATGATTACGGTAAATTTGTGCGTAAAGAGATGTTACGAATTGGTGAGGACTCTGATGAGTTCCAGATGGCATATAACTGCAAGTGGCTGCTTGAAAGAGGTATGTTTGTTGCTTCGGCAGTTATGGATGAACTTGGTGATACCTCACAGGAAACTGTCAAGGCTTGGCACCGTACCCCAGTTGTAGTGGGTATTGACCCTGCTCGTAAAATGGACTCTACTGTGGTAACTGTGGTTTGGGTGGACTGGGACCGCCCTGATGAGTTTGGTTATTACGACCACCGTGTACTTAACTGGCTTGAGATACAGAATGATGACTGGGAAGACCAGTATTTTCAAATTGTCAGCTTTCTTGAAAACTACAACATATTGTATGTAGGCGTAGATGCTAATGGTGTGGGAGACGCCGTAGCCCAGCGGCTTCGTTTGCTACTGCCTCGTGCAGAGGTTATCTCCGTAGGAAGTAGTCAGCAAGAACAATCAAAACGCTGGAAGCACCTGAAGACTCTTATTGAACGTCGCCTTATTGGATGGCCTGCCCATGCTCAGACACGCCGTACGCGTGCATGGAAACGTTTTTATCAGCAGATGACTGACCTTGAGGTTAAGTTCCAAGGACCTAACTTTTTAGCTCACGCCCCAGAAGAAGCTCACGCACACGATGACTATGCGGATAGTCTTGCTATTGCAATCAGCCTTACTATGGATTTGACTATGCCTTCCGTAGAAGTAACTTCTTCACCGTTTTTTAGATAAATTTACGTTTATCCTGAAAAATAGTTAATTTCCAGCAACACTTGTATAGAGGTCCTCATCCCTTTAGGAGATATTAATGTCAATTGCACCAGAACCACAGCTACCAGAGCGTGCCCCTATTACTTACGACCGTAAGATCGCGGCATCAGTTCCAGGTCAGCGCGGCCCACTTCGTTTTGAAGAGGGTATCGGAACAGACTCAGACGTTCCAAACCAGTTTATCAAGGGCGCACTACAGGGTTACCTCCCTGCACCAGGCCGTCCAAACCGCAACAGCCCAGTATGGCAGAAGACTGCTGAAGAAACCATGAGTGAGCGTGCTCACGTTGGTTCAGCTGCCTGGGTAGAGTCACACGACTACTTGGGTGAATTCTCAGGCGCAGCCTTTGAGGACCACGGCACAAACGTCATTGAGGAAGTTTTCCGCAATGGCTCGCGCCAGCAGCACCCAAACCCTGCTCAAGTACAGGACTAGTTTCTAGCGCTAAGCCCCGTCTGCCATATCAGGCGGGCGGGGTTTAGCTTCTTATAAGGCGGTGTACTATGGCTCTGATTAAGGGTCAAGAAGTAAAAGAAACTCCAAGACAATTTCCAACAAATCCTCGTCTTTGGAATCTAATTACTACACAAGCAAGGACTCGCTTTGCTAAGTATCCTTCCCCAGCAGCCGCTCACTGGGTACATACCAAATATATACAAATGGGCGGACAGTTTGTTGACTCTGAGAAAAAGGTTGACCCGCGTATGCGAGACTACGCGCAAGAAGCAATGGATAAAAAAGAAGAACAACAAAAAAAGTCTATTAGACAAGACGTTACTAAGAAGGTAACTAAAAAGGTTACCAAGCCTATTGTTTAATAGTAAACAAGTAAAAATACTTGAACTTTGCGGTACACTATAAATATTAATCTTAAATTTACGGAAGCGCTATAAGACATGTCGATTGACTTTTCACCGCCGTCATATAGAGCCGCATCCTCTGACCTTACTATTTCTATTTCTCCACTCGGACTTGTGGAGCTTGCTGATGAAGAGTTTGAGGTTCACGGTCCTCGCCTAAACCGTTATTCGTTGAACTGGGCCATGTACCTGGGTCACCACACATCTTTTCGCCGCCAAGCTGGTGAGCCATCTGTAGTACTAAATTACTACCGAGCAATTACAGACTTTATTATTAACTTTACTTTTAGCAAGGGTGTCCAGTTCCGCAGCGTTAAGGCTACCGAAGCAATTGTTCCAGCTCTTCTTGAGCGTATTTGGGAAGTGGATAATAACAAAGCCACTGTCCTTTGGGAAATTGGTCAGCAAGGATCGGTGTCGGGTGACTGCTTTATTAAGGTTGCTTATGAAGAAGGTTACCAAGACTCGGCTGGAAGCATTCACCCAGGCCGCGTGCGTATTCTTCCGCTTAACTCTTCTTTTGCTTTTCCTGAGTTTCATCCTCACGACCGTGAGCGCTTAATTCGATTTAAACTCAAGTATCGTTTTTGGGGCACATCGCTAGAGGGAACTCGTCAGGTTTACACCTACACCGAAATCCTTACTGACGACATGATTGAAGAGTACATTAACGATGAGATGATTGACTCTCGTCCAAATCCACTTGGTATTATCCCAATCATTCACATTCCTAATGTTCGCATTTCGGGCTCTCCGTGGGGACTAGCTGACTGTAACGAAATGATTAGCATTAACCGTATCTACAATGAGACTGCTACAGACATTGCTGATATCGTAAACTACCATGCTGCCCCTGTAACTGTTATTATCGGTGCTAAGGCTAGCCAGTTGGAAAAGGGTGCTAACAAAGTTTGGGGCGGTCTGCCAAAAGACTCTAAGGTTATGAACCTCGAAGGTGGAGGTCAGGGTCTAAAAGGTGCTATGGACTTTATGGACCGCCTGAAGAAAGCCATGCACGAAATGACTGGTGTTCCTGAGTCTGCTCTTGGTCAAGCTATGCCTGTATCTAACACATCAGGTGTTGCGCTTTCTATTATGTTCCAGCCTTTGATGAACCGTTATCACCAAAAGATTGTGCAGTACGCGCACGGTATTGAACGTGTTAATGAACTTGTTCTTCGTACTCTTGCTTTTAAAGAGCCAGAAACATTTATTCTTAATCCAGATGTTGAAACTACTCCTAAGCCTGACCAGTTGGTTCAGCTTGACCCTAATGACCCTGAGACTTACCGCACGTATTGCCATTTCCCTCCGCCGCTACCGCTAGACAAGCTGATTGTATTGAACGAAATTCAATCTCTCCTATCTCTCGGTCTTCAGTCTAAAGAAGGCGCTTTGCGAGACCTTGGTGAAGAATTCCCAGAGGCTAAGCTTCAGGAAATTCGTAAAGAGCTTATTGATGACGCTGTTGCTGATGGTGCGTTGCGCCTTATCCAAACTCAAGTTGAGCAAGAAATTGCAGAGATGACTGGTCAGATGATAGCTCCAGATGGAACTACTGCTGGCGGTGGAGCCGCTGCTGGCAGTGCTCCAGGTCCTGCGGGCGCTCCTCCTGCAGCTGGTGCCCCTGCTGGTCCTGTAATGGACCCAGCTGTACTTGACAATATTTCGCTAGGTGAGTCAGAACTCAGAAACCGCCTAGTCACAGAAGCTTACGGAACAAGACTCCCACAGAGGCAGATTCCGCAAGATTACCAAAAATAATTGGTATTTAGCAACAAAATAAATAATTATCAAGTGAAACTTGATAGTAAGAACACAACGTGCGGCTATATGTGATACGTGTCTTAGGACATACTTGGAAAACGCCCCTGAAAAACTAAGGAAATAAATGAGTACAGCAGATTCATCAACTGTTGCAGAAGCTGTTACAGCAGATGCAGTAGTAACTCCAACGGTAGCAAGCTCTGACGCTGACGCGTCAATTGCTACGTCAGTGTCTTCAACTGAGGCACCAGCGACAACCAAGTTCTACACGGACGAGGACCTGTCAAAGGTACGCACACAGGAAAAGGACAAGCTTTATCCACAGATTGACAGCCTGAAGTCTGAGCTCGCAGAGCTTAAGCGTCAGCGCGAGGAAGAACTCGCAGCCAAGAAACTGGAAGAAGAAGCCCGACTCGCTGAAGAGCGCACAAAGGCTGAAGCTGATATGGACATTCGTGACCTTCTAAAGCAGAAGGAAGGCGAATGGCAGGAGCAATTGGAGCGTGAACGTCAGGAACGTGAACGCGCATTTGCACTATGGGAGCGTGAAAAGAATTACGCTGAACTTGCCAACTTTAAGCAGCAAAC